AAAATATGATTCAACAGCATTTACTGTGCTTAAAAAGATTTCATCAGTGCCGACTTCATGCTGCCATAGTGTGTATGTACCTGCAATATTCTGCACATTCTCTGCCCAAATAGGATAACGAAACACTTCAGAAAACACACCTGCTGATCGATTTGCTGCAGGAGCAAAGCCTGCATCATACCAAGTCTTTTCACGTACGTTGTAAATAATGGCATTATTACACTCAGTAGAGTCACCTGCAGGATAAAACCACCAGATTTCACCCCAACGTGGAATTTTGATTGCCCATACTTTTTGGCGCTGATTGTAGTTTAAGTTATCAAAGAAATAGTTTTGGTTTGTAGTGTTAGGAATTTCTTGTACAACACCATTATACATTAAGAATCGATCTACACCACACCAATAGAATATACCATCATACTCAATAACACAAGAACTAGACATAATGGATGTCTGCGTACTAATAATGTCATACCGCCAATACAAGACAGATGATCCTACAGTGGTAGGACTATATGACACACGTGTAAGCTGATCAAGTGACCAGAATAACCCAGAAGGTGATGTAGTACCACCTCTAAGTGCCATGCCTTTAACTACTTTTGTGCTGGATACATTGTTCGCATTTGAATCAGCGCCTGTCCAGTTTGTAAAGTCGCCTGCTGAGTTATTTTGAATTAAGCCATTATTCCCATACACAAAAAGGTATGGATAGATCATGCAAGCTCCGCCTGATACAGAGATATTATTATCAAATGTCAATGTTTGTGTGCCAGAACCACCACCACTGCTTAAAGTCACAGTAGTTGTTGATCCTACAACCGTTACAAGAGTAACTGTAGTATTTGCAGGTAAGCTAGCACCTGTAACTGTCTGACCTAGACCAATTTTATAGTTAGCAGAGCTAATCACAAATGATGTTCCAGTTAGTGTTCCTGTTGCTGTAAAGACACCAACTTTGGACAAAGCACCGTATGGGAAATTGCCTGAAAGTACTGGAACATTAACGGTGCTATCAATATTAGTTAAATTCTGGCCTGGGTGAGCAACCACTTGAAGCTGACCTGTGCCATTTGAGTTATAGCCAATGTCAAACTGCCATAGATTGTTGGCATTTGCTGTAAAGTTATTTAATGTAATATTAATCGGGCCTGAGCCTACACCATCATCATTATCAGTTTGCCAAGCTTGTACATAGTTCTGTGAACCTGAGTATACATAGTTTAAACCTTGTTGTGATTGCATGGTCATACCACGACTTATTTCAAGTGCGCTTAAAAAGATGCCTTTATATCCACCTATCTTACGAGGACGACCGCGCTGAAATCTGACCCATTGCCCATCAACGTACATTGGTGAGTCAAACTGAGTACCGTCTCGCTGAATTCCTGCAGGAATATTGAGAGAGATAACATTGGCGGTCAAAATGTCCCTCCGCTAATACCATTGAATGCATAGAATCCTGTATTATCAAAGTAACCAACTTCTGTATTTCCGACAACAAAACCAAATGTTCCAGTAGACGGTAAATAAACACCAGTGTTTAGATCGCCGGTAAATTTTAATGACGGTACTGATGTAGACCCATTACCTAAAGTCAATGAAGTAATTGAGCTAACTGCACCTGATGTAGCATTGTAGACATTGGTGCCATCACAAATTAATATAACACTAGTTGATTGAGGCACAGTAACAGTTGCACCACCGACTGCTACAGTCTTAAATGTTAAGTTAAATGAGCCAGTTGTATTATTGGTGATTGAATATAACTGAACAGTAGAAGGTAGAACAATGATTTGATTTGATGTTAATGTTCCGCTAAATTCTTGAATTAAGTTAGATGCTTGTGCATTAGTCTCAGTCAGTGTTCCGCCAGTAACTACAAGTGCTAACTGTGTAAATGCAAACTGAGTAGCTTGACCATAACCAAAACTATTAAACCCAGAACCATTACACACAACCACAAATGACTCAGAAATTTGTAATTGCTTAGATGTATTACCATCTATTGTGTCAGTACCTTGAAGTGCAATGTTTAAAATGCCTGTTCCGTCATTAGCGATCATCACAAACCAGCCATTACCAACAGATGCTGATGGAGGAAGTGTTAATGTGCCTGCACCGCCTGCCCAGACTATAAACTCAGCTCGATTGGTAGCATCTAGAGTCTGATTTGAGTAATAATTGGCTGTGACATATTGTTGATTTAGAGTAGTAGCAATAGGATATAAGCCATAACCAGCAAGAGCTGAAGCATTGGCAGATGATGTGCCTGCACCAAAAGTAACAGTTGCCCATGTACCATTGGCGGTTGTATTATCGGTTAAGTAGATGTATTCTGCAATGCCAGAAGCAATGTTAATAATGGTTCCGCCACTATTATTTGTGACAGTAAATGAGTTGGACCCAATATTACGAATAATAACAGCTTCACCTACAGAGACTTGAGTAGCTACTGGTAGCAACAACTCTAATCCACCTGTAGTGGCAGTTACTTCTATAATATTTGCAGTCGTAAGTGAAGAACTTGTACCATTTATAGGCCACTGTAATGTGGTGTTTGTTGATATGGTTAATGATTCATAAGATACCTGAGCAGGTGATACAGTCTGCCCAGTGAATGGATTTGTGTATGTGGTCATAATTAACTATCCTGAGCAATTGCTTGACGGTCAGCAATACGAATCTGATCTTCTAACTTGAGAGCTTGTATACCTTCTGTATACTTCTGTTGGAATATCTGTCTTTGGTCGTTCTTTAGAAACGGCATTGCTTGAAGCAGCGTTCCATATAGCATCACATTTGGTGCATTCTGTGTGATCCAATTTGTCTGATTTGACGAAGACAAAGGCGGAATCCTCTCATAATAAAGAACTTCAAATGTATATGCCTGATCAGGCGTAGGAGCGACTAACCAGTTATCATAATTATAATCACAATAATACAGAGGAACACCTATAGAACCACTAGTTGGCGCATAATTTCTTAAGTATTCATACTTACGAAGATAAACAGGTTGCTTTACACCAGAATTTGTAATATTAAAAGATGTGGTTTTTCTCCATCTTGCCGGCTTAGGAATAACAGGATTACCTGCATTCATAGTACTTTCTACTACACTTAATTGACCAAGTGTTTTAATTTCTTGCGCAATTTCAAACTCTGCAAGCATAATAAACTGAGGAATCTGATTAACAACCGCTGTATCATTCCGCTCTAAGTACTGCGTTACATCAGTAATCAGACTATTGTAAGTCATTGCCGCTGCTGCGGTACATGCGGGAGTACAGGAGGTAGCCATTTTTTATCCTAACATATTACTAGCATTAACACGAGCTTCATCAACTCGTTTTAACCAACCATTGCCAAAGGTAGCAAAAGTCGGTAATGATTCATAAAACTGCTTCTTAGCATCTGAGAACCTAGCAATTAGTTCTGTTTTATCCATGACATCAATGGTCTGAATTGTGACAGGACCAACAGCGCCATCTTCAGGCAGACCAAGAGCTCTTTGTAGTATTTTGACAGACCGCCCTGGGCCTGAGTTTACTGCAAAATCAAATACAAGGTAGTCAACGCCAGAAGGCAGGTCATCGCATTTACAAGCATCCCAATATTTCTTTTCATACAAAGGTGCGACATCATCTCTTGTAAGAGATCGCATTTCTTTTTCATTAGTATTACGCCCTTTAAAATTTGCCCATGTAGATGCTGTTACGCCTAAATTAGTCATTCCGCCTGGGTCTTTAGGGTTGTTAACAAACCCACCTTCAGACTTAAGTACTAAATCAAGTGAATGGTCAAAGTTTTCAGTCATTTAGACACCATCAAAGCATTGTATTTTTGTATAACATCATTCCGTTCTATTTCTGAGGTTTGGCATTGTCTTGCAAATCCGATAAGAACTTCTGCATCTGATTCAAGTAATCTGAGTCCTTGACTTGGTATTGCAGTGGTGGAGGATTGACCGTTTGAAAGGTTTGTGTTGCGCAAGCCTCTAAGCTGAGCAATAGCATTATCATAGCGAGTTTGTAAATCATCTTTGTCCTTTTGTGTTTGTTCAGAGATATTTGCTTGGTTTTGCATGACTTCAGTTTGCACTTCCATAGCATGCGAAATAGCCTCTACCTTGGCTTTTTCTTCGTAATAACCATCAACACGATGAGTAATGAATGCAGTACCAAGTGCTATGGCAATATAGATATAAGTGGAAATAGGTAGTGGAAACATTATTTTTTGGTAGTAATAGTATCTGAACCTTTAGTAACTGTAACTTTATCTCCATCAACGCTAACAGACATAGGGGGTTCTTTTTCAGCAAGGTGATCTAAACGCTGAATGAGTTGTTGAATAACTTGAAACTCTGGCTTTTCTTCTTTTTCGGTAGTACCAGCAACACCATTCATCATATTGATAATAGCCATTAACGCACTACCAGCCATACCAATAACTGCGGCAATTTTTGCTGAATCTAAAAAAATACTTGCACCAACAGAAATAAGAATAATTGCAGTAATATAAGCAAGACCATTTTTGCCTATTGATTTACCAGCAACTTCTTTTGCAGTTTCTAATTGATTATCCATTACTATCTCCAGGTTCTGAGTTTTGTTTCATAGCAACAGCAGCCCCACCAGCTCCAGAGACAATGCCTAAAGCTTCTGCAAACTCTGTTAAGCTGATAGACTTGGCTTGAAGTACTTCATATGCAGCAATACAGATAACTGCAATAAACCCAATTAACCAAGTCCAACGACCAATGTCATGAGTTTTATTATCTTTACCTGTGACAAGATGAGTTAAGAATTCAGGCATTATCCACCTATAAACTTTTCTAACATTTTAGCTGCAAAGTTAGGGCCTAACAGGACAGCAGCAATGACTGCGTATAAAAGATATTCAATTTTTTGCATACGTTTAACACCTTTAGCAAGTGCATCTTGAATACCTTCATAGCGCTCCGCACAAACAGCTTCATGGACCATTAGACGCTTGTCTGTTTCGTTAATTTGTAGTTCTATTGGATCCATGATAAACACTTTATTCAGCTGCAGGTGCGCAAGTAGTTGGTGCTGGAGTGATTGTTACTTCAGATGTATTGTCTTCAGGTAACGTTACTGTTATCTCAGGTGCTGATATAGGTTCCGGCGTTGGTTCTGGTGTTGCATCCGCTGCAGGTGCGCAAACTGGAACCAAAGTAACAGGTGCTGGCACAGGAGTAGTAACAGTCAATGGTGCAGGAGGTGGCACTACTGCATCAGTCACCGGTTGATACTTTGTATATAAATGAGCAATAAACTTTTGAATTTCTTCTTTGGCTTTTGATTCAAAGTTTTCCAAATGTGCTTCAATTTCTTTTAAGAATTGCATGATTACTCCTTAGTAGCTTTAATAGTGATTAGGGATTCTTCTTTATTGATTTCCATATAGCCATAACCGCAGAGAGACCAGTCTTCACCAGTTCTTTCATCGTGGACAGGAACTTCAATTTTGATATGCTTGCATAAAAATTCTTTACCATTTTCAAATACTCTCCATACATGTTCAATTGTTCCTCTTCCTGGCTGTCCTCGTGTTTTGTTGTATCTGACCAAGTACTTGTTCATCATACAATTGTCACCTCTTGCTGAGGAGGCGCTTGTTGCACAGACAGATTCATATGAATAAACTTAAATGGTTTATCGTTATTATGCCGTGAAAAAGAATGTGCTAACCAAGCATTGGTCAAATACAATTTACCGACTTCAGGTTTAAAACTAATATGAGCAGATGCCATACTGATCTTAGATGGATCCGCTTCTACTATTCCTAATAAGTTCTTACCTACTCGAGGATCAGTAAAGACCATATGCGAACTATTTTCTGGGCAATCTAGAAAATAAAAGCCTACAATTTGCACACCATCATTATGGGCATGCTCTTCCATATTTGATGTTTTGTGATGCTCTTGTCCCCACATAGAATGGAAATAAGTAATTTTATCGTCCATCTTATAGCCTTGTGAGTTCAGCACATTCCATGCGGTAGATGCAATATAAGTACTAAAATCATTTAATCTAGGATCCATATACAAATTTCCTGTCATATAGACAGGATAGAGTGCATTGATTTCTTTTAACTGCTGTTGTTTTTTAATTGCTTCATCAAAAACAGCAAGCACTGACGGTAAAAAGTCAGGCTTGCTAATACTATAGATAGCCGTTGCAAAATGTGCTGAAGTTTCTAAGTTATCTTGCATCAGTTATTGCGATACCACTGTTTCAGCAGTACTTGATGTAGGCGTTTGAGATTTTGCCTCATCTTGTATTGCATTAATCAATTGAAAAGTCTCTTGATAAGGCTTACTACCAAGATACGCCATGATTTGATTGATTGTTTGAAGTGATAAAGTAATTTTATCCATTGTTTTTCCTGTATATGAAGTTAATTTATGCTGCTGGTGTTGCAGGTGCCGCTAATTGTGCTTGGTTAGCCACTAATTGAGCTTTGTAAGCCGCAACTACATCAGCAGTCCAAGTAGCATTAGCAATAGCCGCCACTTTAGGATCTTGACCTGTTAAGTCATCACCGGGGGATAAAGCCCAACGATGATAGGAAGCTGACAACTCTGTGCCATCTTCAATCACACGAGTGATCTGACGAACTTGGATTTGACCTTGTTCTAATACTTCAATCTTGTCGATTGCTACTTCTTTTGTTAAAGCCATTTTGCTTCTCCTTTGGTTAAAAAATCTGTCCGACTAAACCATCCGATTTAGTTATGATTAAAATGATGCAAAATATGATGCAGAACCATAAACAATAGTTGTATTTTGAAATGTTGCTAAACCATTAACAACGCTTACAGTTTGTGATGTTGTTCCAACTAATTGCATACTAGCCAAGTTATTTTCTACATAAGTTCCAATACTGTAGACTGCACTAGCTATTGAATTGAAATAACTTATATTTCCTGTTTGGACATTACCAATATTAAGCGAAGTAAATGGCAGTCCTTTAATTTGAGTTTGACTACCTGTTCCCAAAGATGCAACTGCAATTAAAAATTGTACAGTTACTAAATTGCCTACTTTAGTATATCTTCCGTATAAACCTGAATAAGTGGCAGTACCACCCAATGTGGGTGTCCAAGTGCCAGTCTCATAATCATTTAGCGTGGAGTTTGTTAGTGCTGAGGAGTTGTTGAATATGATGCCAGCATTGGATGTATTCAAAGTGAAATTACCACTTGAATCAAGCGTTGCACGATTAACGCCAGCAGTACCATCATAAAAATACAACTGGTTTGAAAAACCAGAGCTTGCATTACCTGTGCCAATTTGCCAATTTCTTGTTCCGTTAAACAAAATTTGTGCGTTACCACCAGCATCTGTTGCTTGCAAAACCAGTGCGGCTCCAATACCGGATGCCGATTTTATCGTGAATTGATTACTTAAAGATGATTGATTGACACCGATAAGACCATTTGCATCAACTAAAAGTCTTTGTGTTCCATTGGTTGCCAAAGCCACCTGATTGCTTGCTGGGTAATACACACCAGTCGTAGTGCCAGCAGTACCACCTTGCACCGCTGGGGACGATACGCTGTTGTCTGTTCCTTGAAGGATGAGTGTCATAGTTGTTCCTTAGAAAGATGCGTAATAAGAATATGTGCCAGTAAAACTAGAATTACCGTTGGGTAGATTTTGATTATTCACATATTGAAATAAATATCCCGATGCCGTACCTGCTGTGCCGACAATTGTCCAAAAATATCCTGTTTGTGTTCCTTCTCGCATTACTCCTGAACCTGAACCAGTGCCTACAGAAAATGGAAAATTAGTTATTTGAACTCCAGAAGTGCTTGATGACCCACTAAATGATAATTGGTATGTGATTGTTACCAATCTTCCAATTTTTACATATTGCCCATTTGCAGATAATGTTGCTGAACCAGTTCCATAAGTTGCTGTAGGTGTCCAAGTCCCTGTCTCATAGTCATTCAATGTTGAAGATGCTATTGCGGAAGCATTAGCAAATGTAATACCAGCATTTGATGTTTTAATATTAAAGTTTCCGCTAGTATCAATAGTGGCTCTTTGAACACCAGCGGTACCATCATAAATTTGGTAATTATTTAAAGCATCAACAAGTGTGTAATATGTTTTTGAACTGTTTGCCATAACAAAACCAGCATTACCAGCGGTACCGTTGGTGTTAGTGACTTTGATATAAGTTGGACTACTTGTTGATACCTCTATATTAGCTTGTGGGTTAGTAGTTCCAATACCTACATTACCACCAGTAACAGTTACTGCTACAGTACCGTTATTCTGTAGTTGCAATACACCTGATGCATCTCCTGTAGAGATTAATCCACCTGAGCCTGTTGAGGATGCGTTAATTATTGATGCCATTATTTGACTCCTAAGTTGAGCACTTGCTCTTCAAG